TGGCCTCCTTATGTCGTCACTACCGTGACTGTACCAACAATCGCTTGCATAACCAAGTAGTTTGGCGTGAGCAAGGTATCGAAACCGCTGGCTCCACCAACCGGATTCCAGCCCCATTGAAACACTCGGCTACCTCCACCCAACGATCCGTCAGAGGTAAGACCCGATTGATAGTAGCTCTGGTCTGGGCGCGGGTTGCGAACGGCTTGAGGGTCATCTACTGGATACATGCCCAGCAACAACTGTGGGTGATCCGGGTCCCAGCACTCTGGGCATACGAGCAGGTTGTACGTCTTGGTCCGTATGACTTCCTTCTTGAGAATAGTCAACTTAAACCGCTGCCCACATCGGTCACACTCCGCAATCGAGTTCTTGCCTGAGGTGTACCTATTACCCATATCAACCTATGAACATCTGCCGTGGTACGAACCGCACCGCCGCCTTCTCTCGGTCTTCAGACGAAGCTAAGTCCCAAGCCTCATCGTACTGAGACTTGAGGAACGGAAGCCGCTCCATACCAGTCGGCAGTTTTCCAGCCAAGTAGTACGCCAGACCAGCAACCATGCAGGGGATGAACCGGAATGGCACATCCATCGTGTTCACACCATCGCCAGCATCCTGAATCCTACGCAAACGCCAGTACACCAACGTGTAGTAGTTGCTCTGATTCGGCACAGGCCAAAGAGTTACCGTTGGGATAGGAGTCAGACGATCAATGTAGATTTGGATCGGACGGGCTTGGCTGAGCTTGTTAGGGATTGTAGCGTAGGTGGATACGGAGATACGGCTAACGGACAGGTCTGCTTGCGTAGAGACAACACCCGGACTAGTGCGGATAACGTGCTCCATCAGGTCTACCGTATCAGACGGGAGATTGTATGTCGCAGTGCCTTGTACAAGAGCGATAGAACCCTGCTCAACAGTCCATAGGTTAATCCCGCGATTAGCCCAATCAGCAAACAGAAGATTGAGACTACGCCTTGCAGTCTTGAGATCGTAACCTGAACGAAGTTCTGCTCCACAACGCTCGAACGCCTCTTCTACCAGTTCCGTGAGATCGAGGTTAAATGCCGCTGTGCCTGAGGTAGCCATTGCTTAACCCATCTTTTTCAGAGTTTGTGCAAGCCTAGCACGTTGCCCCAGCTTACCGGGGGCCTTGGCAGCTTTTGCCAACTTCTTTGCCGGGATGGGTTTGCCTTCCTTAGCACCAAGAGCGGAGCGCAAGGCTCCGGGCTTCTTGATTGCGTCGGCGATCCAGTTCTTAGCCATTATCGAAACCCTGCTGTTTTCTTAGCGATACCCTTTGGCTGCGCTACGAACTGTTTGCCAGCCGCCTTACCTGCACGTTTGGCTTTGGTTGTCGCTGCGTACTCAGCAGGAGATAGGGACTTGATTGCTGCTTCTGGCAAGTAGCGTTCGCCTGTTTTAGACGAAGGCTTCCCCGATTTGGTTGTCCATTTCTGGTCAGTCCAATTCTTCAGGGATTGCTGTGGCGCTTTCAATCTGTGTAGCCCCCGGCATTGTTGTTCAGATATTTGACTGCCGCTTCAAGAACAGCAACATTATCCCGCGCATGACCAAGCATCGTGTTACATGGGTTGCAAAGCAACCCCCTAACTTTACCTGACTCATGGCAGTGGTCAACATCTAACTTCCTGCCAAGTTCGTCTTCTGTGATTCCACAAATCATGCAACGGTACTCTTCCTTCTCCCGCATCGACTCCCACTGTTCGTAGGTCATGCCATACCGCAATTGCAGTTTTTCTGCTTTGCGATTGCGTGGGGTTGTAGGGCTTTGTCGCTTGTACTCCTGATGACACGGTTTGCATCGAGCACTCAAGTAATGCTTCTGCGTCCAACGGTCAGAGAACTGATAAAACTCAGCCTCCTCCTTGTCGGCCTTGCAGTGATTGCATACTTTAGTCACGATACGAACCGCCTTTGGCCTTGTACTTCTTAGCTAGCAACTGCGCCTTACGTGCAGACCACTGACCCGCTGCGGTTCCTTGCGTAGCCTGACCCTTGATAGAGTTAAACAGTGACTTACGCATGGTTGGCTTAGTGTAGTTGCCAGCCTCGTTTACCTTACCGCCCTCTTTATACAACCCGACAGGTTCATTCCCGTCACGCTTTTTAGTCGTACGGGGCATCTTCTTGGGGTTGACGGCCCCCATACCGCGAGAGGGCATCATGGTTAGACAATCCTACAGTTAGTCTTGCCCCGCTGGGCACAACCATCAGCACGGCTGGATACTGAACCACCGGAGGCCATCTTCTTGACGCTACCACCGCGACGTAACCCAGTCCCTTTTTCTGCGGCTTTTTCCGCTTCCGTAAGCGCGATGTTTTTGCGCCGTGGATTCACAGCAAGACCAGTCAAACGCTCTTCAGTCGCTTGGTTGTATGGTTGCCTAGCGGCTTTGGCAGCGGCTTTATCCGCAACTGCTTTTTCCGCAGTACCAACAACACCCTTCATGCGTTCAGCAAGCCCCGCATTTCCACGAGCAAGGTTAGCGGTATCTCGGGCTTTATCCGCAGCACGAGCCGCATCAATCAACTTGCTGCCACCATAAGCCACACCGCCCGCAACACCGAGTCCAGCAGCAATTTTGCCGAGGTTATCTTTAACCTCTGAACCATACTTACGAGCCGCTGATTTCAACGGAGTCTCATAGGTGTCCTGCTTGTATCGACCCGGACTAGGGATTTCGTTGTCTGCTTTAGAGGCTTCAGCTTTAGGAGCTTCAGCTTTAGGGGCTGGCTTTGACTCTGCCTTTGCCTTTGGGGTTGGCGCTGCGGCTTTTGAGGAAGCCAACTCGGTGGTGTACTTTTTACCGTTGTGGGTAAAAGTATCCAGCCCAAATGTCCTCGCCCTACGGAACGATTCCTTGAAAGAAATGTCCTTGACAGAATCAGAACTCATACCATTCTCCCCTTAGTCTTACCACGCTGAGCAACACCATCGGCACGGCTGGATACTGAACCACCCTTAGCCATCTTCACACAGCCGCCTTTAGCCTTTTTGTTGGGGCTTGATGCAGCGGATGCAGCAGAGGCTGCGGCAGGAGGCTTTGGAGTTTTGTCCTTATCCTTGAACGTACCCATAGAGCGACGAGCCGCTTCGTCATAGGCTTTCCCCATAGCAGCGCGGTCTTTCTCTTCCTTCAACTGCGCAAGGGCTTCTTCTTTTGCTGTATCAGCCATGATGGTTCCTTACTTGCAGCTTCCGCCGCGTTTCATTTTAGTAACCATAGCGTTCGGAGGAGTAAGACCTCGTTGGGCTACGCCATCAGCGCGAGAAGAAGCTGAACCACCGTTAGCCATCTTCTTAGCCTTAGCCATCATAGGCATAGCGCCCTTCTTAGCGCCCATCTTAGCGCCGTCTTTCTTCTTGGCGATCATTGCCGCGAAACCAGCGTTCATCTTAGAAGCCATAGTATCACCACCTTCTGAATATAATGAGTTTTTACCGTGCCTAGTCTTAGGCTTGTTCACCTTTTGAAGGTGCGCTTTGGGCTTAGTGTTCACTTGAGCCCTCTTCCTGTCCACCCACGAACAGTATCAGTTTCCCAGATGCGGAAGCCTGTCCAAATGATCGTAAACAGTGCTGCTATTGACGGCAGAATATCCACAAGTGTCCCTACTACGGTTATGACGGACACGGCATCTAGCGCGTGTTTAGTTGCCTCAAGAGCTTCGTCTTTCATTTCAGCACTTCCATCGTTTGAGAGATGCGGCTTTGCGAGTAGGTTGACCCTTCTCGTCCTTCATAGGTCCCGGCATACCGCTCATGCGAGCACAGAATGATTTCTTGCGCGGGCCACCTTCAGGCTGGGGAGCTTTGAGGTTGCTACCTGTGGCAGCATTGTATTTCTCTCTTCCCTTAGCGGTCAAGCCAGCACCCTTGGATACGGGGAGCTTTTCGCCGCGACCAACGGCTAACGAGGGGGTTTTCTTCTTAGCCATAGTTATGCTGTTTGAATGGTAATTGCGCCTATTGAAGAATCACCCGTATCCTCACCATTTTCACCATACGTCAACCCAAAACCCCAATAGCCAGCGGTGGTGATTG